AAGCGTTAGAACAAAAAAGAGTAACTCCTGATATGAAGTGGATCGACATAAAGATCAAAAGACTTAGAGTTAAGATCAACGAACAAAGTGAGATTGATGCTAAAGCAGGTCTTTTAGATATAGATAAAGACGAAGAACAAACAGATACTTAGTCTTTACTAACATTTTTTTCAAAATCATTAATTTGATGTAAGGGTTTTATGCCCTCTTTTTTAAGGTAACATTCTGCACAAAAGTATTTATCTTTTTCTTTAATGATTGCTAGTTTTTTACAGTTAGTGCATTCTTTAGGTTTAGTCATGAGCAGATCCCCAATCTTTACCGATAGCAACATCGACTAAAGAAGGGACTTTAAGTTCACTTATACAATCTTCCATTATTTTTTTTATTTCATCTGCATCTTTTGCTGGCCTTACATTAAAACATAATTCATCATGTATTTGTATTAAAGGTAGATAACCAGCTTTGTAACATTCAATCATAGCTACTTTTACTTGATCTGCAGCTGAACCTTGTATTAATCTATTTAATGCTTTGTAAGTTCCAGCTCGTTTAATATTATTCTTTCCGTATTTTTCAATTGCTGATTCGTAGGTTTCAGATTTAAAAAGACCCCAGGCCATAGGTTCCCACTTATCGAATCTACATTTACGACCTCGTATGGTCCGTATAGATCCGTACTTTTCAGCGGATTCCATGCATCTATTAGCTAGTTGTTTGACAAATGGTACTCTCTGATTATATTCTTGTAGAAGTAACTTGGCTTCGTCGGTTTCGATTCCCAACTCATTGGAAAGTTTTCTCGCACCCATACCGTAAAAGATTCCCAAGTTAATTGTTTTTGCTTGAGATCGGGGGATTCCTGCCATTTCTGCAACTGTTTGGTGGAAGTCTGCGTTTTCTTTTTCATAAGCCTCTACTAGTTTGTCTGATCCTGGAAAGCCAATTGAAGATGCGTAATGAACTACAAGTCTTGGCTCCTGTTGACTATAATCAAACGAACCCCATTGTAACCCAGTTTCAGGTTTAAATAAAGACCTAATCTTTGTCCCTAATTCCTTATTTCTTGCAGGTACTTGTTGTAAATTTGGGTTAGAATAGCTCAGTCTACCCGACACTGTACCACCTCCATCACCTCTTAGTTGATGTATCTCAGCATGTATACGACCATTGTGTTGAAACTTTAAAATAGAATCAATAAAAGTTGCATGAAACTTGTGTACCTCTCTTGCCTCTCTTATAAATTTTGCAATTGGATACTCACAATTTAATAACCAATTAGCTGTAAAGCTCGGTTCTTTTGTTTTCTCAGTTAATGGATATTTTATTTTTAATTTATCAAAAGCTTTTGCAATAGATCTTGCAGCAAATATATCAACATCTACACCAGCTTCTTTTTTAATTTTTAAAAGTATATCATCTTCTTTAGATACAAATTCTTTTTTTAACTTCTCTGCTTCTTGCAAATTAACTCTTACCCCAACAGCTCTCATTTCAATTAAAATAGGTAATAGTTCTATTTCAGTGTTAAATATATCTGTTAAGGATTGTTTTGTTATTTCTGTTTTAAGATATTGCCAAAGTTTTAAAGTTAGTGATGCATCTTGTTCAGCGTAAGCACCTACAAACTTAGCAGGTAATTTATACAACTCACCTTTAGCATTTATTCCCCAATCATCAGCAGCTTGTTTTAATTCTAATTCTGATTTTGTTTCTCCGAGTAAATCAAAACCTAAAGCATTCAAAGAATAAGAAAATCTATTTTCATCAACCAACGCAGCAGCTATCATTGTATCTATGATTCTACCGTTCTTGATCCGTATGCCGTGAGCCCTGAGCCATCCTACATCGTACGGTGCGTTATGAAATATCTTGTCTCCAGGCCCTGAAACCACATCCTGTATCCAATCAAGTACCATTTTAAGATCCATATTAGACCCATTCTCATGAGCAATTGGATAATATCCAACAAAACCATCTGCAGCTACAGCTATACCTACGATGTTACCATCCATTGTAGGCCATCCAGGCCCTTTATCTTTGATGCTTGGATCTTTAGTCTCCAAGTCAATGGCTATTTCTTTTGCTGTTTTAAGATCAGGAAAACTAGTTGGTGTTTTCCAGTCTGAACTTTCTCGGTACGTCAAGTTTATTTGTTGGCTCATAAATGTAGTTGTCCTCTATATGTTTGTTCAATTGATCTTTATTACTGAAAGCATAAAGTGCTGCTTTATAATCTATAGGAAAAATTTCCCACGTTACTTCTTTAGTCCCCTCTAGATGAGGATACACTTCTAAAGTGAACTTATGCTTTTTTATTTCTATCTGTTTTTTTATTACTTTTGTCATTTTTAAGAAAATCTTTTTCAAGCTGACAGTAATGAATAATTTTATTCAACTGTTCAATTGGATCGCCTTTTGAATATAATCTTGATGCATATTTTATTATGTTAGATTGAGTCGTATTTAATTTATTTTTTCTACAATAAGTAAAAGGTTGAATAGGTAGTTTTTTATAATGCTCACCACCCTCCTGGTGATCTAAAGGGAATGCTTCTTTAAAATCATTATCATTTATCATAATCTAAATGCCCTAAGTATTTCTAACTTCTCTTCAGCAGTTGCAATTTTTTCAATTAATTTATCTGCTTCATCAACATGTTGAGGATGCTCTCCAATTGCTACAGGTTTTTCTAAATATATTTTTAGTGTTGCTTCTGCCTCACTTATTTGAGAATTGTATCTATCTTCTAATGCATCTAATATTAATTTTCTAAACATATTACACTCCACACATTCCTTCACACTCCATGTCCATACCTTCTAATAGATCTCCTTGTTTATCATCTTTCTTTGTAAAATCAACTTCAGATAATGGTTTACCAGATCTGTGTAAATAATAATTATTTTCTTCAGGCTTACATCCTTTAAAACCTGTTCTTAGTTTTTTATCTAACTGTACCACTTCCTCAAACTCATCAGGTGTTTCTGTTTTTATACGTAACCATTCTTCATCAGAATGATATGGACAGAACGTGCAAGCAGATCTAGGTGGTTCAGGAAAGTTATTATCTTTCATCCATTTAATACAATCGGCTCTAGACATCATTTTATCAATTAATGGATATTCAAAATCTATATAATGATATTGAGATACCCGCATTCGAACAGCTTCATCCTTTGATATACCAAATATTTGTTGCACTTTTTTATCTTTTGGAACTCTTTGTTTATAGCCCACACCAAGTAACCTTCTTATCTCCTTAGTGACAGGTTCTATTTTATATGTTGCGGTACACATACGTCTAAGTATACCTTTCTTACCAGTCACCTTATGTCTTACATACATCGGTACTGTAGAACCTCTGACATATGTTCCTTCGTTCGACTTAATCATACCTTCTTTTAATGACCCAGCAGAAACAATATTTACTGGATATGACAATTGTTTAGTCAACCACTCTAACCACTCATATACTTTCGCAGGTTCGGACCCAGTGTCTGAAAATAAAGCATAGTCTACCATAGGTATTTCACCTTTTTCTATCATCAATGCAAGTGTTGAACTTTGTACTCCTGCACCTAACGATAATATTCTTAAATCAACTGACATGTTTAACTCTCCTTACTTCATTTAACATTCTAGATAATGGAAAATAATATTCACTAACACTTCTTAATATATGAATATTTTGTTTTGCTCTAGTCACACCCACATACCATACCCTGTATTCTGAGCTTCTATCTAAACCAACTTTATTTTGTATTGAGGCAATCCAATTAGATTTTTCATAAATCACAACGTTATCAGCTTCGCCACCTTTGATCGAATGTATCGTATCAATTATCATCTCTGAATTTTTAACAATATCTATGCCAGAATCAATAAGTTTTTCGAAATAAAACTTTTCTTTTTCTGGGAAGTTTCTGTTAAATACTTCTGTCCATGGTTTTCTCAATGACCCCAGACCACACCAAACATTTAAAAAATCATAGTTAAGTTCTTGGCTGCTATGTATGTTGTACCATCGTTTAGATTCTATGTTTCGCCAACCAAATCCTATTTCGTTTATGTATGTGTATATAATCTGAACTTCTTCTCTATCTACACTCTCGCCTTTCATCAAACGTAACCAAATTTGTATTGCTTTCCATTTGTTTAAATCAAATGATTTTCTACCTTTTGAGTCTTGAAAGAATAAACCCATTTCTCTTGCTTTCATTCTAAGTTCATCTACTATTTCATTAGTCCTCCCTAACATGATCCATGATCCGTGTTCGCTGAATGGTATATCTTTCAATCTATTGTAAGTATTTATGCTACCTACATTCTGTTGCGGTATGAATTCTTTACGTTTTCTACCATGAATGTAACTTGCAATGTATTGTGAGTAGTCGTGTATATCTGAAGGAATTCTGTATGATTTTCTTAACACATAGTCTCTACCTGGAAACTCATTAAACTCTTCTACATTTGCACCATTCCATTCATAGATCGCCTGGTCATCATCTCCTGCTAAAAATATCTTTTGGCTAAACTCAGCTAATTTATAAATTAGTTTCCATTGTAAAGGTGTTAAGTCTTGAGCTTCATCTACAATTAAAACTTTAAGTCTTGGCGGTACACCGTTCTCTATGTACTCCTCAATCATATCTGTAAAATCTACTCTATGATCTTCTTTAAATTCCTCATAAGCATCTATAATTAATCTGTATTTTGCAAACACCACACGTTTAATTCTTTCTTCTTTGTATGCATCGTCTGGATGTTTAAGCATGTTTCTTGCTTTATCATATACTCTCAAAGACCAATCGTTCCAAACACGTTGACCGTTGTATTTCTCAAACTGCAGTTTAGGTAATCCTAACACTTGTGCAAATTCTACCATATCTATCTCAGGGTCTATGACAGGTTTTGTTTTAAAGTTCTGTCTACAAAAACTATGTATGGTTCTAAAGTTTTTTAGATCTTCATCAGTAAGTTTTTTAAATTTTTTCTCAGCTCTATGCTTTGCTTCATTTACCGCTTTGTTTGTAAAAGATAAATAAGCAATGTCTGAAGGCATAACACCTCTTGCAAATAATTTATCTAATTTATTTAACAAAGTTGTAGTCTTACCTGTCCCAGGTGGACCGTATATTTTAATAGTTTTATTTTCTAACCCCATTGATTCGCCATCGCTTCAGCTATCCCTTTAAAAAATCTAGCTCTGTTTTTTTGTCTTTCTTTACCACCCTTGTTGTACCAATTACCAGGTATTTTTGTGCTTTCCCTTTCTGTTACAATATTTGTAGGTTTTAATTTTGGTAAATTTTTTAACCACAAACAAGTCTTTTTTTGAAAAGGATGTCCATATTCATATGGTTGGATAATTTGATCATATTTTGGTAATTCAAAAACAGTTGATGGTATTGGATTTTCAACCGCAACTTTACAATCCATATTATAAAAACACATAAAAAATTTTTTAGCCTCTAATCCTTTTTTATACCTTATTTCATTCAGTTTACCTTTAGGATATAAATGTCTTGCACCTGCATTAGATAAATAAGTACAGGGTGGATGAGCGATAATTAAATCCCAACCTTTATGCAAATGATTTAAAACATCATCTTGTATATGTTCTCCAGGTGATTCTGTAGGAATTATATCACAACTCACAGCATAGTGTCCTTTTTTCGTAAATGCATCTCTTACTGTACCCGAATACTCGCATGCAATTAATACTTTAAGTCGTCTTTTCATCAAACTCTGCTTTCTTATCTTTTTTAAATATATTTGTAGATCTTTCAATAACTGGTTCTATAAATTTTGGACAATACCAGATATTTTTAATTTTGATCTTATCGAAGTAATCTTTTTTAATTGCACCATTCTTTTTAAGAAAATTAATTAGCTCATATTTTTTCACAGCTTTGTTAGATTTCTTAACAAACCTTTCAAATGTTTTATATTTAAATACCACCTTGTCATCAAACAAATACCACATGTCTGCTTCAACCTGTGATGAGTTTTCTGCTTGTTGTGTTTCTTGTGTAAACTGTATCATCATATCTTTAAACTCTTCTTGTGCTTCGGACTCTTCATCGTATCCCTCTATATCTTGTTGCATGGTTTTAAGAGTCATTAAGAATTGTCTAAAATCTCTGTCTTTTAATTTTTGCCAGACTATATCCGCCTGGTCAAATAAAGCTTCTGCAAACAACTGTTGTTGATTACATTGCTTACCAGATAGTTCTATAGTTTTCTTTTCAATTGTAAGATAATAAATGGGCGGACTTGTTTTTAATCTCTGGAAGGAATCTACCTTTGGCACGTACGCAGCAGTATCAATTCCGAACTTCAATGTTTTACATAACTCTGCATTACAATGATTTTTCATAGGTAAGTCAGAGCATTTATATGCGTAATCTTTTTTTTCGTATTGTTTTATAAGTCCTTGCACTTCATGTTTTGGTAAAGGTTCGTTAAACTCTTCGTTTCGGTCCCACACTTCTTTCTGCCAACCATCTGGACTTTTCTTTTTCGCTAAGGTCGCAAAGGCAGTTAAAGCATTATTACGATAACCACCTTCACAACCATTACGAATTAAGGCTTGAAGACACGGCGGGTACTGGTCAAAGCCTTCTTCCGCAATATGTTGATCATGCACTTGGATTGCATAAAATTTCTCTGTTGTAAGACGATACTGTTGTATCCAATCAAACCAATCAGTAATCGTGATCCCTGTTCCGTTGTCGTTGAGTGCGTATCGAGTAGTCCTTACAGCCTGTTGATACGGTATATTTAGCCAATTTCCTAAATCATTCTTATGAACCTTAATTTGACGTTGTTTTGGGAAGATCTCACAGTTAGATAGCCCTAGATCGGTCGCTAATACCCCTAATTTTTCGATCATGTCAGATGCAGGGATTGGGGTCAAAACATGCAAGAATAGGTGTATACCGCCCGATTTGGAGCGATATGGCACCAAAGGATAGTTTCTCTCCCTAATTTTTACTAATAATTGTCTAAAATCTTGGTCATACTTGTCTACGTCAATACAACCCCAATAACAGGTGTTGTCTTCCCGAATAGGTATGACACCTAAATTAATTTGTCCGTTTAAATGTTGTTGAAATAATTCTTTTGTGACAGGGGCCCGCTTGGTCGTAGCGCGCCCCTTTTCTTTTCCAGTTCTGTTATCTTTAGACCCTTCAAGAAAGTACTCTCCATAAGCACTATCTAGTCCTTGAAAGACCTCTATGAACTTGTCCAGCATTAGAATGGCTGGTTAGTATTACCTTGCTCAGTAAGATCGTTCTCCTCTTCATGTTTCACTACTACACCCTGTCTGCAAGTTTTATAAAACTCAGACGCAGTTTGTAGCACTAATTCATTTTCAACCTTACCCGCATGATTGATTATCCAACTAGTCCAAGAACCTTTTGAATTGGTTTCTTGTGTTGTTGAAAGTCTATAAGAATTAAAAAAAGCTGGTTGACTTACAAAGTCTCCTTTAGCATTTTTAATTTTTGGCATAGATTTCATCATAGAATTCCATTTTCTAGATTTCTTTGATTGTGTTCTTGACATTGTAATAAGCCCAGTTGTATCTGGTGTACCGTCCTCATTTAATACCAAAACAAAATGATAGTTGGTCCCCTCAATGTAGTTTCCACTTGGTAATACATCTCTGTTGTCCATACTTCTTGTTGTCTTTGATAAAATATCAGAATCAGCAGGATAGCTTGTTACTGGAGCCGTTTGACCTTGACCCCTTTGCTGCCATTCCACATATTCAAATTTATAAAAACAAGGAACACATAAGATACCTTTAGAACCATCATACAATTTTTTAGTAATTGTATTTGCAATCATTCCTGTATCGGCACCTTCAATGTATTTCTCATTCATTTTTTTACGTTCTGGTGATGCATCAGATATCAATTTGATAAAAGGCATCGACATGTTCTCGGAGGTAATATTTTCTAATCCAGCACCTCCGAATTCTTCTAAGTAGTTTGTAGCTACAGAGAAGTTTGGCTTTTCAATTACTTCAGCCTTACTGGACTTCTTTTGTACTTGTGACATACGTTTCCTTATTTAATTGTTGTTGTGTTAGCTATATAAACTCCAAACAATTCATCAGGTATATCTTTACCTTTCTCAGTCATATCTTTTATCCAAGATGATAAAGTTGAATGATGAACGCCTTCTTTAAAGTTTGGATTCATACCATTATCACGCAAAGACGCTAACATACTTTGCGCTTTGTCAGACTCACCCATTCCAAAACTTGCTGACACTTCAGTTTTTATTATATCCCCATGACCTTCTTTTCTTAACCATTCGTGGGCCTGTGATTGATTAGCCTTGGAAATATGCCCTCTGTACTTTAGATCATATCCAATCGTACCAAAGGGAGTTTTTATTGCATCTACACCCATTTCTTGAAGAAAATTAGGAATTTGTTCTTCAGATAAAAGCCTAGCTTTTTCCTTCAATTCCTTTGTTTTCTTTTCAGAGTCTTCAATAGCTTTTTTAGTATCAACTAAACTTTTAGCCATTTCAACAAGTGTTGATGTTTTTTCCTTGTCCACTTTTTCAAGTGATTTTAGTATAGGATCTACCATTTTTTCTCCTTTGATTTGTAAATATACTATTGATTTTCTTTGTCAAGTAATTTAAAAAACTTTTCGTGGTAGCTAAGTATAAATTTAAAACAGAACCTTTTGATCACCAACGTAAAGCATTAGAAGCTTGTTGGAATAAAGAGTCTTTTGCCTTATTTATGGAAATGGGTACAGGTAAAACAAAAGTGCTCATTGATAATATTGGTGTTTTATTTACAACACAAGATATAGATAGTGCTTTAATCATAGCTACTAAATCTGTATATACCATTTGGGTCAATGATGAGATACCTAAACATATTAACATACCTCATGAAGTTTGTTTATGGAAACCTACGTCAGAAAAAACTGTAAAGAAATTTATTCAGACACCATCACAAAAATGTAAAATATTAGTTATGAATGTAGAAGCATTCTCAACTAAAAAAGGATACAACATTGCTTGTGATTTTCTACATAAACACGATGCATTAGTTGGTATAGATGAATCATCTACAATTAAAAACATAAAGGCTATGAGAACCAAAAACCTAATTAAGATTAGACCTCTAGCTAAATATAGACGTATACTAACGGGTACACCTGTTACTAAATCTCCAATTGATATTTATAGTCAATGTGAATTTTTAGATCCAAAACTGTTAGATTTTCCTACATTCACTGCATTTAAAAATAGATACTGTATATTTGAAATGATGCACTCATATGGAGATAAACAAATAGCTATACCAGTTGGTTTTAAAAATCTTGCAGAATTAGAAAATAAAATTAAAAAATTTTCATACAGAGTTCGTAAAGAAGAGTGTTTAGATCTTCCACCAAAACTCTATCAGAAACGTGTAGTACATTTAACAGATGAACAAAGAATTTTATATAATGAACTTAAGCAACAAGCACATACCAATCTTCAAGGTGATTACATGACAGTTAATAATGCAATGACTGAAATAATAAGATTACATCAAATCACTGCTGGTTTTTTTAAGGGTGAATCTTCTGTAATTAAAAAGCTTGAGAATAATAAGATGAAAACTTTATTTGAGATACTTGAAGAGTCCGATGCCAAAACAATCATTTGGGCTAACTGGGTACACAACATCGAAGACATCACTTCTGAACTTAGACAAAAATATGGGCCTGAGTCCGTGGTTAATTTTTATGGTGCGGTCAGCAGTGAAGATAGATCTAAAGCTATTAAATTATTTCAAAACAATCCTAACTGTAGATTCTTTGTAGCAAATCCATCTACAGGTGGTTATGGTCTTACTCTTACAGCTGCAACATTAGTTGTATATTATTCCAACAGTTTTGATGCTGAACACAGATTACAATCAGAAGAACGAGCACACCGTATAGGTCAAACTCAAAAAGTAACTTATGTAGATTTAATTACTGAGGGGACTGTTGATGAGAAGATTGTTCGGTCTCTGAAGTCGAAGTTTCGTCTTTCTGCTCAGACTCTTGGTGAAGTTGTTCGGACTTGGTTATAGCAAGATAGTCATCATATTTCTTCCACCAATCTTTTTTAGCTTGTTCATATCTATCTCCAAATACCTCAAACTTTTGAAACAATAATCCTCTCGTGCACATTAGAACTACACCACCTTCAATGGGTCCGTAGTGTTCTGAGTGAGCTTCTCCGTATGCTGCTAACTGTGTATAATAATCTTGTATCTTAGAATAGTGTTCTTGAGCAGGCTTATTACTTTGTTTAAAGTCAATGATAACAGGTTTACCATTATACACCGCTACAAGATCTGTAGCACCTGCATACTTATCAGTATGTCTTAACGATACCTCAGATCCCCATACTTCTGTAATAGGTTTAAAACCATGTTTAACTATTTCTAACGCCATCAATCTAGCTTGTTGCCCTTGAGGAGATAGCGATTCGTATCTCTTTCCTTCAACATAATATTCTAAATATTTATGCATTTCAGTACCAATTAAAGATGCTTCGTTTTTTATTCGCTCAGCTTCTTCAATACCAACCTTCTCTTGCCATTTTTTTAACCACTCTTTATCTTTGGTCTTATCTAAGATTGTTGTAACTGAAGGTAATTTTTTCTCACCAACTAAATAAGAACGTCCTGTCTTTTTAGTTTCTCTATCGTAATGTTCGTAATCGTATTTTTTTATGAGCACACAGTAGATATACTACATATGATTTGAAAGTACAGCTAAAAGAATTGCACCTAATCCACCCACTATAAACTTCTCCATTCTTGCAATTCGTGCTTCCATTCTATCTATTCGATCAAATGTTTGTTTCTGCATGTATCTGCAAATTTTTTCATGGTGTTCTATTTTTTGTAATGCAGATTTTTTAGGCATTCTGTCCCCTTCTAGTTGCAATCAATTGACCTAACTCATCTCTAGGAAAAGCTGCTTGATAGTCTTGTGGTGCTATCTGTGCTGTTAATTGTGGTGCTTGTTGAGCTACAGGTAATCCTGGTAGTTTAGGTAAAGCAGCAGTAAGTGGGCCTTCGTCCATGGTCTCTAGTCCCCGAGCCATAACTTGTGCTTCATTTTCATTAACAGGTGCACCACCTATAATTGAAATTACGTCTTCCATCTCTGGTGGAGGAATTACTTTAGCTAAATCTTTTTCTGGTACTTCAGGAAATAATCTATCATAATCTTCTTTGTTCATATTTATATCTTTAGGTGGAGCAGAATCATATTGCGTTGTACTTAATCTTTCTAATAATTCTTGCGTGTTAACGTCTCCTCCACCATAAACAATTGGATCGTTTGGATATTCATTACCAAAAGTAGAAATCATATCAATAATAGCTCTGTTCATTAAAGGTAATGCAACACTTGGTAGTTTACCTTCGTCCAATAGTTGCAGGTATGTTTTAAAAGTAGAGCCCACTTTATCCATAACTTTAGGAGAGGATAATATTTTGTTAGTTCTGTTACCTAAAAATAACATTAAAGCTGTACCAGGTAAGCCCATTCCGTACATAGCACCAGCAGCACCAATGGAACCTGGGCCTGTAAGTACAAGTCTTCTAGCTAAAAATGTAGATGCGTTTGGTATATCATAACTGTTTAGAGCATCAACGTAAGTTAATAACTCATCAATTTTATTTGTCATTTTTTTACCTGCTTGCTCACCAAAGATCATATTAATTTTATTTTTGTATTCATTTGTAGGAAATACTAATCTTCTAAATTCATCAGGGTCAAATTTTAAATTACCATAATATGCAAAGTCCTGGCCAATATCAGCACCTTGTTTTATTTGATCTAAAGTTCTACCAGGTAATCTTTGTAATTCCATTTGTTTTTCTTTACCTAACATTTGTTCAATAAAGCTGTCGTCTTGTGCAACTTTAAAAGATTTTTGATATGAATCTGCAAGATAAGAACTAAATAATCTTCTTAAAGAATCATTACCTGCTTTAGTTCCTTTTTTAACAAATTCAAAAGCTTGAGTTGCAGGATTAAATCTATACACATCGGCTTCAACTAATTTTTGTAAATCAGTTATAGCGTCAAAACTTTGTCTTCCTGCTCCTGATTGAAATACATTTTTAGAAATCATTTGAGCCAATTGATCTTTGTTAATTCTTCCTGATTCAAAGAAACCTGCTAACTGTTTGTCAGAAAATAAATTTTTATCAAAAGCCTTTGCGAATCTATTAGCTAGTGCTGTTTGAAAAGATACTATGTTAGTTTGGTAAAAATTATTTGCATCTAAAAGTTGAGTTCTCAGTCTTTTAATAGCTTCTTCATTCAACTTCATTCCTCTTGCACCTTCAATATCGCCTATTTTTACTTTAGTTGGGTCTGCAGGTTGTAAAATATTATTAGCTATGTTTGCATCTTGCGGTGGATATTTAAGATATATTTCATCAGCAGGGTTAAGCTTGACTGAAGAAAAATCTTTTTCTAAAGCTTTCTTCATATCTTTATACGTACCAATTAATGGTAAATTTTTAGGTGAAGTAGCTACTGCTCTATTTAACATAATTTGTAATTCCAAAAATTCATTTGGCGATATAGGTCTATTTGCTTTTATTAATGATTCGTAAGCCATTCTAAATCTACCAATAGGAGTTTGTAACAACTCATTATCTATATTCATTTTAAATTCAGCTGGTGCAAAATCATTAGCTAACAATGAATTATAATATTTTCTTGAAAAATTTAAATCTATCATCATTGGATCTCCAAACTGTTTGGACATAGATCTAAAACTCTCATACATAGAATCAGATACTCCTCTAAATCTTACAAAGTTATCAGACATTTGTTTAGCAATATCGTCCGATACCGTTGCTAATTCAGCCATATGCATGTTTGGTTGTAAATTAAAATTCTTTTCAAACGCCTGTGTAAACTCTCTATATCTAGCTTCCTTAGCAGCTAGTGCAGGGTTACCTACAAAAGGTAATTGACCAAAAACTTTGTTAAATGCTTTTACAACTCTACCACCAATTGATGTAGGGTCTGCCATTTCTAAATAAGATGCTTCTAATCCATTCTTTTCGGCAATAGCTTTTATAGTTTTTGCATAATCGCCTTCTAATCCTAAAAACTTTCTAACTAAATAACCTGCACCGAATGCTGCAGGAGCTAGTAATTCTGCACCTGCGTTCCAAGCAAGTCCAACAGCAAAATCATCTGCTGCTCTTAGATAAGGATTGTTTTCTAAATCTTCTTTGTAACCTGAAGAAGTTATACCTTCTTTAGCTCTTATAATATCATCAGCTACATCATATGCTAGACCACCTGCTGAGTATCCTAATGATCCTGCTACTACAGGTCTAAGAATTGCAGAAACAGGTTCAGGTAAGTTTTTAACAGAGTTTCCCAAATTTTTAAGAGTAGATGCAAATTGATTTGTGCTTTTTTTTGAAAAAACTTCTTTTAGTTTAGTAATTTGACCTGAGTATTTACTTGGATTAGCTAATATTTGAGCTAATCTTTTACGGTCCATCATTAATTGTGTAGCAAAAAAACCCATGTCAAATATTGTTTTAACAGTATCTCTATTTAATATATCTCCAGTCTTAGCTCTTATGGGATCTTCTTGATAAGACTTTTCTTTTGCTAGTTCATCAGCGACTTGAGTTTGTCTCTCTAATATATCAGCAATAGGTTTTGTTTGTATTACACCTTTCTTTTGTAGACCATCTAATATTTGTAAACGATCTTTATCAAGAGCTCTTAAATCAAGTTGATTAGAATTTATTAAATCTGCTACTTCTTGTGGGGTCATTCTTTAATAATTCCTTGTAAGTTATCTTTGTTAAATATATTACTAAATGCTTCTTGGTCTTGATTATTCTCTGGAGTATATCCTTCGATAAATTTATTTATATTTTCTTGATTTTTATCAATCATCTGTTGAGCAAAATCTTTATCAATAGCATCAAGTTCCATTGGATTATAATAATAAACATCTTTCCATTGATTTCTGATACCACCTAATCTATTCTTAAAAGTTTCATTAACTGTTTTATAAGCTGTTAAAATTTCTAATGGGTTTTGATCATAGAAAGGCACATAACCAACAGTGCCTCCTAATCTTTTTTCAGCTCTTTCAATGTCGGCTACAGCCAAACGGTCTTTATCTTTTAGTGTTTGTGCTAAGGCATAAGTAGACAATAGTTCTAATGTCTCTAACAATGCTTGTGCTTGAATTTCTTCTGATGCTGAATCTAAATCTTGTGCTTTAGTTTCAATTTTTTGAAATATACTTTGAAGTTTTTTGTCAACTCCATCCTCTACTTCACCAAATGCTTTAAAGTTTTGAAAATTAGTTTCTTCTCTATCTTTTAATTTAAGAATTGTTTCTTTATAACTTTTTGAACCTGTAGCAATATTCGCAAGCTCACCAAATTTAAGTGTAAGTTTCTTCCAACCACCTTGTACCCCAATAAGATCTGGGTTTTCAGCGGCTACCTTGATGAATAAGTTTGTATATAAATCACCTGATTTTACTGCCTTATATTCATTTAAAATTTTTGCTTTGTTGGCTACGTTATCAGCAATTGGAGCTTGACCAATAACTGAGCTTGGATCAATTTTTATTTTTTCAGGTTGACCCCCTATATTTTCGTAACCAATGTAGTAACCTTCTTCAGTTAAAGAAGCGGGTATTGGATCTGAAATTTCACCATTTGGTTGTTTATATCTAATTTTAATTGAAGGTGCTTTTATTTTTGTATCCTTTGCTTTTTTAGCTTCTGATTCTAATAAAACTTTAGCTAAGGATAACTCTTCTTTTTCTCTTTCTCGCTCAAGTGCAATGGCCATAGGAATAACGTTTTGACCTGCTTGACCCAACACATCTAAAAATCCAGGGATTCCTGGTTGCATCGTTTTCCCTGATATTAAATTAGAAGCTAATTGTAATAATAATAATTTCCCTGATTTATTGTAACCTCTTTCACCCATTACCTGTTTAGCTGCATCCATTGCTTCAGATAATTTAGTCATCTTACCCTGTTTACGAGCCTCGGACTCTAAAGCATTAAAAACTTTCTCTGCATTTTTAATACTTTTCTTTTGATCATTTACCATAACTATTGCATCATTTTGATTTGTTTCTGGTTGTTTGTTTTCTGTTTGAGTAGGCACTTTCTTTTTTAAGTCAGGTGTTTTATTTTCTAATTTTTCGGGACCTGTTTCGACATCATCTTTTTTCACTCTTACATCTGATTTATCTACAATTCTATCTGTAATTTTTTGACTTTCTCTTAATGCAAAATCTCTATCAAAATCTCCTGCAGGAAAATAATCTAAAACACTTCTTAAAAGAGGTTGTTTGTTTTCTTTTTGTTCAGGAGCTTCTTGTCTTGCTTTTGCTTTTTCTGCTTCTCTTCTTGCATAATCCATATCGAAGTCTCCAGCTGGTAAATCTTGTAAAAACTTTTTTGTAGACTCTGGCAACAAACCATAAATACCTGTTAAAGCCATACCAGTTGCAACGTACGGATTTTTAGGAACCATAGGACTCATTACAGTTTTAATTGGATTTTTTCTAAAAGTATTAAATGCAGAAATTCCTGACTGCTTTAACCCCTCTAATGTAAACGGTGACTTTGGTACTTCCATGTGTTCTCCTATTTAGGAGCCAACGCAGCATAAGCTCCTATACCAGTTCCTACTGCTTGAGCAAAAGGTGAAGCTGTTGGTGCGAAGCCCTGAGTTACTGTTGATTGTGTAGAAGGTGCCCCTCTTTGAATGTCAGATACAAAAGACAATCTTTGATATGGATCAGTAATTTTCTGTACTTCGCTTTGTCTTTTAGCTTCTAGTTCAGCTTGAGTTACTCCTCTTTCTAATCCACCTGCTGTGAATAATGCATTGATGTCTCCCATTTGTTGCCTCATTTTAGCATCAGCCGCAGCTAGTCCAGTTTGTGCTTGTAATTGTTGTCCCTGTTGAAATGCACTTAATGCTCCTTGAAACGCTCTACCTTGTGCTAATCCTATTTCTGATAGTCTTGCTCTTTCGGCTTCTGCTCTTTGTACCCCTTCTCTTCCACCACCAAATGCGCCAGCTGAAACTGCTTGGTTTGCAATTCGTTGTTGACCAAGTTGAGCCTGTCTATTTATTTCATCAGTTATAAAAGATTGATAAGGATTAAAATAATTTTGAAACTGTTGTGATGAAGGATCTAACGCAGCAGCTGATTCCGCAGCAGCGATAGAAGATAAACCTGCACCTGTTCCTTGACGTGCTTGTTTAATTCCTTCTTGTTCTGCAGCAGTTAAACCTGCAACTTGAAAATCAGGTAGACCTAATGGTTTATCCGCAAGTTCTCCTGCAGCATCCATAAGACCTAATCTTCTTGCTTCTATTTCTGGTGCTTCTCTAATAGTTTGTACGTTTGTAGTGTCCGCGGGTGTACCGCCTCCACCTCCTCCTCCTGACATTATACGTGCCCTCCTATAAATTTATCCATTTGTACGTGATTAAATTGAAAACCTAAAGGTTCTAACATTTTTTTCCAACCAGGTCTTCCATACACTTCAATTTTTTTACATCCACAATTATCAAAAGCCCATTTTTCAAATACATTAATTTTATCTATCCATTGAGGTAGATCATTACCAGTCGCGATGTTCACTACACCGACATTGTAATTAGGGTATCTAGCTATTTCTGAAATACATACACCTTTAAAATTATCTTCTTTATCAACTGTAACCCATAATTGTTTTATACCTTGTTTGCACATTTCTTTTACATGATGATTGTCCATCAAAGTTTTACCTTCATGGTTTCTTTCTAAAGCAGATTGAACTTTATCTTTGACCAATGGCCATACCTTATCTATTTCCTCTGGTTTAAATTGTATTAAATACATTATGCACTTTCTGCTAATTTCTCTAGTTCACTCATTTGTGTATAGAAAAATTTAGCTCCTAATTCTCTTTGTTCTTCTTTATTTTTACCACCCATAGCTTTACCAGCACCTAATACCGATTTAGCTTTTGTAACAAATTCTCCATCTGCTAACTGAGCTAGCATAGTGTCCTTGTTCCCTGATCCTTTGCCCGTTTCATCAGTAACCATTTTACCAGAAGTTCTTTTATAATTAGATGTATCATTCTCATCTCTTTTTAGTTTAGAGGGTAATACATCAACTAAATCACCTTTGTTGAACTCTTGCATTCTTGGTTCATTAGCTGCTCTAGATCTAAATGTATCTAAAATGTTTTGAAGTGCAGGTGGAGGTGGAGCTTGAGGTATTCTTACTCCTTCTTTAGCATCTGAAGTTAGACCTAAGATACCTTCTATTTCGCCTACTTCCATTTCAGTTTCGTTTGTCATTTGTTCTAACATCTCTTTTGCTTTTTGAACATCTGCAATTGTAATTCTATCTTTATCTCTCATCATAGTTGCGTATTCGATAGCTGTTTTGTCAGGATCTTGTTTATACTTCATTATAAAATCTTTTTTAATTCTTTCAGGCACCATTGTTTTAATTTCTGCCATCATTGGAGTTGCAGTTGACATTCCTGAAACTGGAACTCTACCAGTTTTCACTGGATCTTTTCTTCTCATAGAAGCTTTCATTGCTTTTTTATCTGGAGCCATAAAATCTTCTCTAAATCTTTCCTCTAAAATTCCAACAATCCCTGGTCCGTCTTCCATTGCTTGTTGTTGCATATCAAACTGTAACATCTCATCGTCAGGTGACATCATTTCTACATCTGCAATACCACCTTCTTGCAAACCAGAATAAGGTGACCCTTCAGGATACAGATCTGTATCAGGGCCGTATTGACCTGAACCTGGTTGAAACATTTTAGGATTAGCTGCGTAGTATTTATTAAATCCAGGATACTTTGGATCTGGTGGATCTTTAGGGTCGAATAATCCTGCAGCATAAGCAGCACCCCCTAAACCAGCTGATCCTAATCCAACTCTGAAAGATGAAATATCTCCTGTCTTTGGATCTCTAAATGGTTTTTCAATTGCAGTAAAAGCTTTTTCTAATTTTTGACCCATGGTTAAAGGTTTGTTTGCATTTGCTAACATCATTTTTCTACTTGCTTGCAATGCACCTGCCTGACCCGCAGCAAAAGGAGACTTAGCAGCAATCGTACCTGTTGTGCTCATGGCTGCTTGTTTACTACCTTCTGAAGCTAGTGTTGAAATACCTTTGTCTCCTCCAGGCATTTTAGCACCACCTAAGACTGCGGCTATAGCTGTATCTTTAATTGTAGATTTTAAAAGGTCAGATCCTCTTTTACCTTGTAATGCATTGACACCTCCTGATATCAAAGCGGCCATCATTAATGGATGCATATTTTTTAGCTCCTGTTATAAATACGTATTTTTGTAAATTTACTCAATTTTAGCGCATTCGTCAATGAACTTAGCTCTAAAAGGATAGTTACCATGATGCGTTATTTCAGAGTCTATGAGAGCAAATATACGTCCTCCTGCCTTCCTATAACGGTCACAGAAAGCAAAGTCTTCGCCTATGATTTGACCAGTTTCCTTGTTAAATTCTGTATCCCAAAAGTTATAAGAATGCTCCATGTTTTTAGTTGTTTCATTAATAAGGTGATTCTGTCTTACTTTAAGCTCTGGATAGTATTTAATCATACGTTCAAAAGCTTCTCGTTTAATTAACATACAGCCAGCAGGCCCTCGTTTAATCTCCATCCAACCGTTAACACTTTCAAAGTTATCCTCATTCATTACTTTCATAGGAAAATGAAAACCACCTTTATTAACAGGAATTTTATGATTACTGTATTGTTCGTTAGCTTTTTTCCAATCAATCCATTTCATTGGATAAGGTATTAATGTTACTTCTTCATCTGCTTCTACCATTTTAAAAATATCTTGTTCATTGAATTGAATATCAGTATCTACAAACAACATATGGGTACAGTCAGAACTTAAAAATCCTGCAGTGCATCCGTTCCTACCAAAAGTAACAATAGAACTTTTATGTAAATGTAAAGTAATTCCAACTTTTCTTTTATGACACTCTGCTTGTAATGAAAACACAGATCGCATGTAATGAATATCTACTAAACCTGTAGTAGGTGAAGCTAAATATAATTTAATCATGTTTTATAAATTCATCTCTGAATCTTCCAATATATTGATGCTCTCCAACGTGCATTATATACTCATCAACTACAGCAAAAATTTTACCATTTATATCTTTCCAAAGTTTACAAAAACCAAAATCTTCTCCCATGTAAGTTTTAGTTTCTTTATCGTGTACTGTATCAAAAAAGTTATAGTAGTGTTGTTTTTCTTCATATTCACCATTTATGACAGACTTTTGTTTTATATTTCTATCAGGATATGCTTTTATAAGTTTTTCAAATACTGATCTTTTTATTAATAAACACCCTGCAGGTGCATGAGTTATTTCTATTATACCATTGTTCATCACAATATTAGTTGCATCTTCTAATCTAACTGGGTATGAACACACACCAGTTTCCATATCAGCTTCAGTTTTAATTAATCCTCTTTCAAATCTTTCTTTAAGTTTACCCCATTGTATGCTTTTCAAAGGATAAGGTACGCATATCACATCTTTATCCGCATCAATCATTTTCCTAATTACATGCGGACCAATTGCGATATCAGAATCTAAAAATAATAAGTAATCTGCATCTGTTTCTAAAAATGAAGCAACCGTAAGATTTCTACCTTGAGTTATTAGTGATGATTTATGCATAAGAAAAGACACACTATCTCCATTCTTAATAAAATCTTTCTGTATCTCTAATAAACACTGAGTATAATGAATTGATACTTCTGAATGAACAGGTGTCCCTACACAAAGTTTTATTTGTTGTTCTTCTTTAAATCCTTCTTGTAGTAACTCTGATGTTGTTTTTTCTTTAAACCAAATTGGTTCTGATGGATCTTGTGATGACACGTTTATTTCCTTTATAGTTTGATAAGTATCGTTATTAGACCAGTTTTTACTTTTTTTCATTAATTACATTATATAAAAAGTTATTCCATTCTAAAGCTCTTTTATTCCAATTGTAATATTTTTTATAAAAATCTTGTTGCATGTCTAAACTATCTTGTATTGCTGTTTCATGTAAAGTTTGAGCAGCCATTTCAATAGCTGTAGCAAACGTTTGAGATAATATTTTTAAATCTTTTGTGTAAGTTACATACATTGGAAACTCTGCGCAAGTTTCATATAAAGCTCCAAAGTTTGTGACAATTGAATATAGTCCTGCTGATAAACATTCAATTGCAGATATACATGATGTTTCTTCAAAGATACTCGGGTACACATACATGTTATATTTATTAAGATTTTCTAATATGTAAAAATTAGGTTTATAGCCAATGTAGTTTACATTAGGTAATTCAGAGGCTTGTTTATAAAGAGGCACATACGTATGGTCATTTCTTTTTTTAAATTCTTCACCGTAAACTTCTGTTGAACTAAACACATCTAATTTAATCAATGGATTTTTTACAAGTTGCATTGCACCTAATAAAACACTCAATCCTCTCCAAGGTGTGTTTTGATGTATGATTCTTATAGGATCACCTTTCTTATAAGGTTTTCTAGTCGGAAAACTGGTACATCCATTTTTAATAACATGACATCTTTCAGTTGGTAGATCAAACATCATTCTAAATTTTTCATAAGACCAGTTGCTATTAAAAACATACCAATCGTATTTTTTATGATTTGTTTTTTGGCTGAACCAAGGTGCTATATTAGGTTGATCGTATGAATTTTTTTGCCAAAGAATATTTGGTTTACTAGGATGTAAAGGAATTTTTTCTGGAACAGAGGTTGTAATCTGTACTTGATTTAATAAATTTTTATCAGCGTATTGATCTAAAAATCCGTGCTGTAATTCCGTTCCACCTTGCGGGTTCATTCTTTGGTTTTACCAAATACCTCCAAAGATGCAACTGTTATTTCGAGATCTTGCCTAAAATCATCAGCAGTAGTATCAGTATTGGGATCAGCAACATCATTATCAAAATCAGCTTTGCTATCATAAATGTGACCCGTTCTTTTATGTTTTACAATTTCCTTAACTTTCGCAGGTATTCTTATTAAATCATCACTCATTGTTTTCTTCCTTGTCTATTATAAGGTTTATAGTCTCTTTTTTCGTTTTTGTTAAGTCTCTTCTTATGGGTACGAGGTCTTTTTCTAGGCTTTGGTCGGGGAACGAAATGTACAAATTTCTGTTTAGCCATTTTCTTGTGACCTATCTATGAGTGCATAACTTACAACACCTGTTATCTCATTAGCTGTACCTGCTTGCATTTTTAAAACATCACTTGCTTCCATACTTAGTGTTTCTTGTAACATGTTTGTTGTATTTTTATTTAAAGTAGCATGTGAAATTAAAACGTCCGAACCTCCTGACTTCTGTAATAATAAGTCAGTATCTACATTAGAAGCAGTATTATGTGTTGCTTGAACTAATTTAACTAATGCAGTTGCATCACTTGGACAAGTAAAAACAGTTGTTGCACCAGTAGTTGTTAAATTAAATGTGTCACTTTTATATCTTATTGTCATGATATGAAATAATTAAACGCATCTTGTTCATTTTTCAAGTCCTGTTGATACGTTGTGTTAAGTTGATTTTCAACAGTAGCTATCGCTTGGTTAATTTGTCTAAACCCTTCTTCAGTATATTCTTTTGGTGGTTCAGGAACGTATACGTTTATTTTGGCCATTATCTTCTACCATCTACGTTAACATCTGCTCTAAAAGTACCGAATCTCCATGTCTCATCATTTGCAGTGTTTTCTATTTTTAAATTAGCTAAACGACCTCTAGCTCTTGTATCAATCTTTTGTGTAGAAGAGTTAATTGTAAAAGGCCCTAGTTGAGATGACGCATTCGCATCAATTGGAAAATTCTTAACACCTATAGTTACTACTGCATTTCCTTGAAGATTTTTGAAATCAGGGAGAAATCTACTTATTCTCATTAAAAATTGACCATCGCCGTCTGTGGGTAAATCAAAATCTCCAGATTGTATAAACGCAGCGATCGGAGTTTCAGTACCATCTAAGTCTATAATATTTGTTCCAGTTTCATGTGCAAAATATTTAGTTGCGCCAAATGTATTTGTAGCACCACTTAAATTGGTAAATGTAGGAGTTCCTGTTGTTGTGTATTCTGTTGCATAAGGAAGATCATATGTAGAAGCATCATGATAAGTGCTTCGTGCTAATGTCATTATTGACCAAGTATTTTCAACATAATTATAAACTACACTTCTATTATTCTGAGTAGCAGGATTATTTAATGGTTTACCAGCAGGATAAAACCAAACTATTTCATTAAACAGTGAATTATGAGATGCATAGATAATTTCATTAGATGAATAGTTAACACCAATATTATCTCCTGCAGTAGTAAAAACAAAATCTTCTATTAATGCAGGTAAAAGTTTTACAGTTCCATCGTACTTAAAAAATCCTCCGCCAGTTCCCATCCAAAAGACTTGACCATCTGCATATACAACTGCGTGTTGACCAATACATCCACAGTTAGAACCAACTTGTCTTATAGAAAAAGTAAAAGGTGGACCTACAAACTGCATTACATATGCAGCAGTATCAGTTAAAATTAAATTATAGTCTTTACCAGAAACCGCAGCTACAATTTTGTTACCTGTATCAAGTCTAAAAGTACCTGCAGTATTTACTGAAGTAGGTTCGTATGTATTGTAATCTTCTTGATTACTAAATCTAATAAACATTGGGTCTTGTGTTGTTGTGTTTCCTATTGAAGTTTCTGTTCCAAAATGAACTACGTGTCTATCCCTGTCTGAAACAATTGTTAATCTAGAAGCAGTAGGTGCCCCTGTCATTAAAGTAGCTCTAGTATCTAAAGGATTTGCTGCACCAGCATCCCAAACAAATGTTTTACCATCTTTAATAGTAGCTATTAATTGTTGACCAAAATTATCTAAAGACCATGATCCTGGATCAAGCACAACTTGCGTTGATGTGCTTCCTTGTCCCCATGCTACAGTTCCCCATGTGCTTGTACCCCAACCATAACCATATGTTTGAATTGTTGGTCCTATTTCTTGATAAGGATTTATACTTGCAGATCCTGCTGCTGTCATTCCTGTTCCCGACTCATTAGTTTTCATTTGAATTGTAAAAGTATTAGCATTTGGAACAGTTAAAATTTCATAGGTAAAATCTTCAAAGTTAGCTACAGTAAAACCTGTGGCACCACCCCCAGGTAAACTTACTGAAGTAAATGTAACATATTCTCCAACGTTTAAATTGTGTGATGCTTTATTTACAGTTACAGTTGATGAACCATTTGTTGATGTAAATGTAGCTCCTGTAATTGCAGTTGCTAAAGGTGTGATGTCATAAAATGCATCTTCATAATAAATATATAATGCTTTAGATGTACCAAGTGCTGCATACTTTCTACCTTCTAAATCATTCCAACAGTGTTGTGCTCTTGCAGGACCAGAAATTGTATGCTGACCTATGGCTTGAAAACCACCAATCTTTTCGGGTTGACCATATCTAAATCTTACAAAATCACCATCAATCCATTGTCCTTCGGCCCCTGACGGTGTATCTGATTTGTTAAGTCCTGGTCGTATTTGAACATTTGTTAAAGGCATACTGCATTTTACAACATTTTAAAGCTTCTTCCAAGTAGACGGAGAGGGTATGTTATGTTCTGATTTTATACCTTCTTTCATAGTTATCATGATATCTCCTGATATAGATATACGAGGTTTATCAATTGGGTTCTTTCCTGTTTCATGAAATATCATTGACGGAAATATTACTAAATTACCAGA